ACAATGCACCTACTACTAGAGGGTCACCATCGTTATCTACAGAAGGGTCTGCTGTTTTAGCACCAAGGTAACGGTCATCAAAGTTATCTAGGACAGATGCCGCTGATGCCGCAGACTGAGCCGCAGATACAGCCGAAGCAGAAGCCTCAGATGCTTTAGTAGTAGCGGTAGTAGCACTAGCCGCTGCGTTAGACTCTGAAGTTGCTGCTGCGTTCTTACTAGACAAAGCAGAAGTAGCAGATACCGAAGCTGAGTCACGGTAACCTAGAGTAGTGTCACGGTAACCTTGAGCCTGAGAAGCTGAAGTAGCCGCTGAGGTTGCAGAGGTAGATGCTTCACTAGCTTTAGTAGTAGCCGTAGCTGCCTGGGTAGTTGCAATACCAGCCTGAGTAGTCGCAGTACTAGCCTGAGAGGTAGCTGTAGATGCAGCAGAAGTTGCTACACCAGCTTGAGTAGAGGCCGTGCTTGCGCTACCTGCCGCAGCCGTAGCTGAAGTAGCCGCTTCACCAGCTTTAGTTGTCGCAATGCCAGCTTGAGTTGTTGCTGTAGTTGCTTGAGTTGTTGCTGTAGTAGCTGAATCAGACGCAGAAGTTGCGCTAGAAGAAGCTTCGCTGGCCTTAGTTGTAGCCGTAGTAGCCGCAGTACTTGCAGTACTAGCACTAGCCGCAGCAGCCGTAGCTTGAGTTGTAGCTGTAGTAGCCGCAGTAGTAGCTGTGGTTGCCTGAGTTGTAGCTTGAGCCAACTGAGAAGACATTGCTGTCTCAGCCCACTCTTTATTTACCGCATCGTTTGCATTTACAGGGTCAGCTACGTTCTTAATAGTACGGTCTGACCCGTTAACAGAAGCATCCCACTTACCATCCACATCTAGGGCAATGGCAGAGTTAGCTTTGTCGATAGCTTCCTGAGCTGCGTGGAATACCTGAATGTTAGAGTTATCTAGGTCTTCCTCAGTCAATACCGCACCAGAGGCAAAGTCTACAGCACGGCTTGTAAGGTTTGTATCACGAGCGATACGTACCACTGCACCTTGAGCTGGCGCAGGAGTAATATCAATTACGTTTGAGCTTGTGAAAGTGAACGAGGTAGATACCCCGTCCACAAACACAGAGATTTCACTTTGCTCAATGTAATCGAATGGAATGTTAAATGTATTACCACCAGAGGCGATAATCTCACTGTAACTATATGCCATTATTAATTACCTATAAGTGGAGAGTTTAGTTCTCTTAAGCGTTGTTCGTTGTTGTCGATGAACTTATCCATCACCTGAGCTTCACCACGCATAGCCTGAACCTTGTTGAAGCTTGTACGCTTCCATAGTTCATGGTCTGCTGGGAGAGTCTTAGGCAGTACTTGGTCAAATACATAACTTTCGTACTGAGCAATAATTGAGTTCAAGCGTTCTAAGCGTTTAGCGTCACCGAAGATTTCTTTGTAAGGCTTAGAGTTCATCTCGTAGTTAAGAGCTTCTTCAAGAGTAGCTCCAGACTTAGCACGAGTGTTCTCACCAATAGCCTTACCTCGCATACCTTCCATACGGACAGTACCACTTAGTTCACGCCATAGGTCATACACTGATTGACGACCATCAGGCTTAACTCTGATTTCGGTTAAGTCTACACCTTTACGGATTTTAGCAGGAGCGTTACGAGATGAGTTAAGACGTTTCATCTCAATAGCGATAGGGTCATCACTCTTAGGTTCCATAGCGAAACCTGAAAGCTCAAAGCCGTAGTTATCACGGACTTCGATAGGACGACCAAGGAAGTCACGCTTCTTATCGTAAGGGTCTTCAGGGTTGTCAGCAAAGACTGCTGTATTTAGGATGTCTTCAGGGTTTAGACCAACATTGACAAACAAGTTACGGCCTACGCCTTCAGGAACTAACACATCTCGGTAGAAGCGGTAGTAAGGAACCATAGTCTTAATACGGTTCTCAGCGAAAGTACTTAAAGCACCTTCAGGGTCACGACCACCAAATGTATCTGTACCTAGTGCAAAGAGGTCAGCAACACCAGTTAGTGAAGGAACTTCTAGGAGAGCCTTAGCTGTCCCTAGAGCACCTGCTACAAACATATCCTTACCGCTTTCTTGGTTATGCGCCATAGCGTCTTGGATAGCGCCAATGGTCATCATAAAGCGAGCCATAGGGTCACCCCTACGGATTTGTACACGGTTACCGTCTTCATCCATGATTGAGTAAGGTAGGTCACCAGCCGCTTCGTTTACCTTCTGATTATTGTAATCCTGTAGGTTACCTGGGCCTTGTAGGTTACCTGACATTGCTGTGGACATAGCCGCAGTCCAGTACAGAGTACCTAGGTGCATTACCATCTCAGCTCTAGCACGAACTTGAGGGTTCGGGTCGTTCAGCATAGTGCGGAACTCTTTGCTCATAAGCTGGAGTCCAGGTGTACGCTCTGCTGCCCAAGACACTAGGTTTGTAGGAGTACGGACGAATGGTACAATCTGCTTCATCACAGGATGCTTGGCAGACACACCAGCTACAGCTTTACCTACTTTACCAAATGGGTCAGTACGGTAGTCACCTTGGAATGTTACTTCACGAGCTTCATTCAAAGCAGCTACAAGCAAAGGGTCTTCTGGCTGTGCATTACGACCTACAGCATCAATGTGTTCGTCCATCAAACGGTTGAACTCACCTTTAGCCCACTTGTGAGCTTCTGCTGTGGTTTTGAATCCACCATCTACACCAACACGCTGTAGTGCTAAGTCAGTAACATCTGCACGTAGCTTACCACGGAATGCCATTTGCTTAACAAGTTCATCGGTAGCCAACATACCACGACCACCAACAAGGCGGTTGAAGTTACCTAGAAGGTTCATTGTAGCGTCTGCTAGTGACTCATCTTTAGCCTTAAGTTCAGCACCCATACGCATAGGGTTAACTAGGTTGCTAATCTTGTAGTCACGAGTACCAATAGAACGGACTTCATCACCGTCACCTGAGAAGGCACGGCCTGGGTCAATGTAGTTCTTAGAGTTGTTGAATGACTTAAGTGCGTAGTAGAAAGCAGAAGGAGCTGCTGTCAGTTCACGACCAGCTTGAGTAACTGCCCTGCGTAGTTGTCGAGCGTCGCCTGCAAGTACACCTGCACCAATATCAGTAATGTTACGCTCAATTAAGTGAGCCATTGAAGACACGGTGTTAATACCAAGTGTTACAGGAGAGCCTAGGATGTTGTTAATCCAGAACTCGTTGAGTGCATCGACAGTCTTATGCCCCCACCCAGCGCCTTTCTCTTCGACAAGCTTAAGCTGTGCAATAGCATCTTGAGCTGACATCGTATCACCCTTCTCTTTGAAGTGTGTTAGGACATCTGCATACTTACTTGTACCTAGGCGTTGGCGTAGGGACTGTAGTTGTAGGTCACGACCAGACTGAGAGGCTAAGTCTTCGCTAAGTGCGATAACTTTCTCAAACTGACCAAAAGACTTCCAAGGGTCGCCATCAGGAGAGTTCCACTCTTTCAGGAACTTGTCGTACATTTCATTCTCAAGCTTAATTGTGAGTGCTTTGAATGATGTAGAATCCTTAAGTGCAACTTTACCGCTAGTGTACTTACTGTAAAGCTGATTAACGAGCGACTCTGGAGTTAGGTCATCATCGAACTTGATGCCAAGCTCAGTTAGTAGGTTAACGCCATTATCGTAAGCTTGTTCGTTAGTAATCTTCTGACCAACACCGTTAGGCATACGGTCAAGACGCTGACGAGTAGTGTCACCAATGTTACGGATAAACTCATTACGAGCTGCTTGACGTGCTTCACCTGTAATAGACGGGTCAGCTAGAACCTGTCTCCATTTCTCTGTAGCAGCCGCAGTGACTTGCATAGAGTCCATATCAGGACGAATTACAGGCTGTGTCTCTATAGCAGGGGCATTTGGAGTAGCTGGAGTACCGTCTGCACGGAGGGCTTTAACACCTGCACCACCCATACCGATTGTACCACCAATTACGCCACCTAGTGTGCCAGAGATGACACCAGTTGTGCCAACAGTACCCCAATCAATCTCATCCTGCATACCAAGCTCTGTACGAGTTTCTTGGTTACCAGCAGACAGTGCAGTACCTACAGCAGCAGCGTTGGCTGTGCCACTAATAGCGCCTTTCTTAAAGCCTTCTAGTAAGAGACGACGGACACCAGCTTTAGCTACCTGCTTAGAAGCAATACCTGCCGCTGTGCCAGTACCGAAGCTGATAAGACCAGAAAGGTTAGCTGGGTCTAATAGGTTGACCTCAGCGTGGTCTAGGAAAGCATCCCACTTTCTGTTCTCATCTTCATAGAAAGGAACAATGTTGTCCCAAGCACCAAACATGACAGCCAATGATTGACGTTCACGCTCAGACATCTCACCAACACCGTTAAGGCGAGCTACAAGAGTACCCATAGATGCTGTGTTACCTTCAAAATAACGCATCTGTTCGTAGTACTCATCTGTGAGTTCTTCAGGGGTTCCTTCCCAAGGCTTACCAGAAGATTCCTCAAAGTAAGTCTTAGCTGCGTCTAGGATAGCCTTGTTCTGGCTTACATCCTTCCACATCATTTGTTGCTGTTGCTGGACTTCAGGGTTGAGGAGACCAGCTTGTTCATAGTCTTGGTAGAGTTTCTGTACTTCTTGTTCCGAAAGCTCACGCTCAGAACGGTACTTCACTCCTCCTAAATCATAGTCAAAACCAGCCATTAGTTATTCCTCGGAGTTACAGTTACTTTAGTTGGGTTACCAGCAGAGTCCCTTGTGGTTATCGTAGTGGAACCATCAGCATTGGTCGTAGAAGACGTTGCTGTGTTCACCAGGTTAGACAACTCACTAGGAGGGCTTAGTTCCACTAGGGTATTCATTAAGCCATCGTTTAGCTTACGTGCCAAGTAAGGGTCACGTAGTATACTGAGTAAGTTAGGGCTGCCTGTGCCTGAGCGTGATACCATGCTTTGATACACTTCAGGGGCAACATATTGCTCAATATTACGTGGTTCTCGGTTAATTTGAATCCAAATCTGCTCAAGTTTAGTTTCAGCCTGTCGCCAGTAAGCATCTGCTTCTGGGCTAACAAAGGTACGGATGTCCTTACTGAAGGCATCCCAGACTTCATACTTCTCTGCTACATCTTTAATAAGGGTCTTGTAGGCAGGGGTTTGGAACACTTCCACACCTGTCTGACTTGCACCAGACACGATACTGCGTAGAGACTGCTTCTGAGATAGTGATAATTGACCAAATGGATTCTTATCGCCAGCTATGATGTCACGTAGGGCAACTTCAGCTTCAGGAGGAGTGAGTTGTGAGAAGTAATCCCAAGCCTGTACATACAGCTCATCCGTCATAGGAGCATCGTTACGTAGCTGGTTCTCAACACTCTTGTAAGCTGCTGACAGTTCAGCCGTATCAATCTTACCGTATTGACCTTTAGGCTGGAAGTCTTCTAGCGAACCACCATTATCAATGTGTTGGATAATCTCACCACGTAGAGCTTCGTTCTCATTGTTCTCCTGACGAACGTCACGGTAGTACTGAGCTTGCTCTAAGCTGTCTTTACGGACAATAGCCTTGTCAATGATTTCGTCTAGGTTCTTAGCAGACCAGTGTTGCGTACCAGAAAGCGTACCAGAGCCAGCTTTAAGCTGACGTGCTGCTGTGATAAAAGCACCAATCTCTTGAGGGTCTTGAGACGTAGCAATACGGTCAGCTACAAAGCCAACCATCTTCTCATTAATCTCAGAGCCAGTGAAGCCACTGTCGAACTTGTACAGGTCATCTGCAAGGTTGTTCAGAGCGCCTGCAACGGCCTCTGGAGTGCTTAAGTCAACACCGTATAGGCTTGCTTCAGCTTGCTTATTAAACGACTGTGTAACCATCTCTGAGGCGTGGTTACGTGCTTCTGATATTTGCATACCAGTAAGCTGACTCTCAATCTGAGAGGTGTGAGTTTTGATACCAGCCATAACACCAGCTTCACCAGTGTACTCTTTGTACTGACCAGCGATGTCTGTGGTGTTCTCTGCAATCCACTCACGGAATTGTACAGGGTCTAGGTTCTGAAGCGTCTTGTTACGGATGCCTTCTTCATAACGACTACGTAACTCAGCATTAACATTCTTACCAATCTCAGCACCAAGACCCTTGTTGTAGGCAAAAGCAACGGTCGGGTTTGAAGGAACAAACTCACCACTAGCTCTTACTTCTTCAAGAGTTTTGTATTTACCATCTTGTGTAATGTAGCTCATCTCTTGAAGAGCGAGCATCTGCATTTCTTCTTCTGCTTTCTTCTTCTGAGCACCGTATTGTTGTAGCTTAGGGCTTAGTTGAGAAAGGAAGTTAGTTAACTCGGTGTTGATTCCTTCGCTTGCAGGTGCCGCAGCAACGTTCACAAACGTATCAACAGGCCGAATGTTAGGCTGTGTTACAGTTAGGCCGCTATCTCGCAAGCGTTCGACCTTAATTGCCTTTGCCATTTTCTACCTCTTAAGATGTAAAGTTAAGCGCAGAACTATCCCAGTTCTCGCTAAATGATTTACCAGTTCCATCTGCACCTGTGCCTGAGTTGGCAGTACCGTAGGCCATCCCTGCGTTAATCGCAGTAGAGGCAACAGCAGTGAGAAGGTCAGGTTTCTGTTTACGTCCTGCATCAGCAGACATAATACGACCTTGGAGCTGGCTTTCGATGCCATTACGTTCAAACGCAAACGCTGTCGCAACATTGTCTAGCGCACGATTGACACCTGTTTCTTGTTTCAGGAAGTCGCCCTGACGTTGAGCCATATCGAACTCATTGACTCGACCAGTAAAGCCACGCTCTGCGTTAGCTACTGTAGCCGTCCCTTGGTTCTCCATATAGGCTATGAGGGTTTGCATCCTCTTGTCGGCTATAGCCTCTTGTTCTTGAACTTGGCGAGCGTTGAGTGCTCGTGCTTGGTCTTGAGCAGCTTTGTGGGCAGCTTGTGTCTTAGCATCAGCTACTTTGTTGGTATACTTAGATACTGCAACACCTTGCTGATACTGCATGACACCCTGCGTCACAGCCAAAGCTGCCATAGATATAGGGTCACACATTTGTATTTATCCTCACAAATTCGTAGAAGGGTTCTTTTCCAACCCCGTATTCTTCTACTAGGCGAGGAAAACTGAACCCCAAGTACTTTAACCAACGAATAGCTGTAGTGTTCTCAGCGTGTACAAAGTTTGTAAGTACTTGATATTCATTGTTTTTCTCGATTATCCAATCCTTAGAGCCACGTAAAAAGTCATTACGTATCTCTTTGATTAAGTCAGTACCCATAAGCCAAGGGCACCCTGTAATGTCATTGATACGGGCAACTCCGAAGATGCCAGCTACCTTGTTATCGTCAGTAACTATTGTGTTACATTCTTCGGATATATCGACAGAAAGGGTGAGAGCATCCAAAGGCTCAAGACCAGAGGATGCTATCAGTTCTTTTCTGTCGGTTTCTCTAAGGTTACTGGCAAGCTCCGCAATGTCCTCTTTATAAGTCTTGCGAAAACTAGCCATTATACTCGGTTAGACCTCAATCTGTAGAAACCTTCCCACTCAGCAGACTGGAACGCACACGGTAGGTGTGAGTCAGATACAAGCTTAATCTGAAGTCCTTTAGAGTCAGCCATCGTGTTGATACGGAACGTACCATCAGAGATAGCAGGTTGGTTTAGAATGTTAGTGATACCGCCTACAGTCCTACCTGAGAAGATAGTCTTGTAAGAGTTACGATTAGCTGGGTCACCAGCACCTTTAGGGATAACTTCAGCCTCAAAGTAACCTGTGTCGTTATACACAACGTTCATGTTACGAAGCTGTAAGCGTCCTATCGTAATAGGCTCTTTCTCATTACGCATCACCTGCTCAGAGAAGGAGTACTCAAAGGTGTAAGGGTAGCCATAGAATACATAGTCACCTTTCTGTGAGTATGTTCCTACTTCTGCTTCAGTGATTACTTTACCCTTATCAGTAATGTAGGTAAATGTTTCAGACGTAGAGAATGAGCTAACAGTGTTTGGCAGGATTGTCTTTCTATTATCTAAAAGGACAGGCCACCCGCCCTGAGTGATTAGCTCAGAGTCATCGGTACTTAAGCTCAACTCAGTCATGTACATACTTGTAGAGGAGGACTCAAAGGCAATAAGCATAGTAGAGTTTTCAAACTCAAAGTGTCTTACTTTATCTTTGAATGTCCATTTAGACCAAGCTGATTGTAGTTTCTCATTGTTTTGCCAGTAGAACCTGTAGACATAAAGGTCGTATGGAGAGTCATCAGTCTGTACAACAATGATGTCTTCGTTTGACGAAGCTTTCATGTTTGTGATGTTACCTTTAATGTAACTAGGAACATGAGCTGTAATGTCTGTAGCGTCATTGGTGTCTGTGTCAGTATTAGTGAAGTATTCACGAACACCAGAGAAGGCTCCACGACTGAACGGGAAGAATACGTACTTACCAGCCCCTACAGGTTTAGCTTGAGTAGACGCTTCAAACTGAGTTGTTACGTCTACGCTCACTGTGTCAGGCGCAAGGATGTCTATAGCGTTCAGCTTAAACTGTGTCTTATCAGAGAACAGTAGCAATGCCTCATTGAAAGGCACAGCGTGTTTTAGGATAGAGACTTGGTTGTTTGATACAGACACATCAATAGGGTCACTATCAACAACTGTTAGTGCTGTACGCCTAAAGAAGTTGTACTCTGTGAACTCACCTGACTCAGACAAGATGATATTCTCATCATAGAGAAGACCTAAGCGGTTACGGAAGAAGAAGATGTCGTTAATTGTTAAGTTATCTTCTGCAAACAATGGGAACGGGTTAGAGTCATCGTCACCCGCTTTACGCTCTGCCCAAGGCATAGGCTCAAATACATAGTTACCAGTATCCCCATCAAGTCTTAACTGGTGAGGCATTGTCGAAGCATCTAGCTTGTACTTGATACCTGGTGCTACTGTTTCCTTCCATACACCTCCACCTGTAGTGTTAGTGATGAGTTTAACGTAGTAGTCATCCTGAGCTTTCTCGTTGTCCCCTGATACCTTGATTACGAAGTTCTCTGGGCCATCTTTAGGAAGCTGTTTGAAGTCGATTACTTCTTCCTTGAAGCCTAGTAAGTGGTTGTTACCACGAGAGTCTTCTACCTCAATCTCAAACTCAGTAGACGAGTAGAGATGTATAACGTTGTTATACCTAGCTTTGTTAATACCTGAAGGTAGTGAGATGTTGTAAAGCTGTGTAGCGATGTTGTCTGTCTTAATAGAAGACTCTGCCGCTTGGGTAGCTGAAGTACTATCGTTCGTAGAAGCGCCTGTAGTGTAACTTTGGGTAGACCAAGATGCTCCAGGCCTACGTGCTTTCAGTGTGTAGGTTGTCTGGTAGTCGCCTTGTTTGGTGTAAATAAGAGCTTCGTACTTACGGTTAGCGTCACCAGCAGGCAACGGAGTTAAATCTGATAATGTACTGACTTGTTTACGTTTGTTAACGATGTATGTGTAATCAGCTACAGTAACAACAGCTATGTCTTCTTTTGGGTTAACTACATTGTCTAGGTAATCCAAAGATGCCTGTGTAGCTGAAAGCGTTTTATTGTTGCCGTTAGAATCTACTAGGCTTAACCCGTTAGCTCCTAAAGCAATAGCTAGGTGCAGTAAATCACCACCTGACGTTCTAACAGTATGGTGGAATACGTTATCCCCGCTTGAGTAAGAGTCTAAGCCGTGCTTGTAAGCGGTACAGGGACGTTTAGTTAGACCCTTAACAACGGAGGATAGGCCGTTAAGCTGCTCTTCGCCTTGTGTCTTAAGACGTAGAGATGGGGGCTGTTGAGACACCCCGTTAATAAGGTTAGGTATTGAACCGCTGACTAAAGGCATTAGTAAATCCTCTTAGTTCCTACACGGTCAACAACACGGAATACATCGTAGTTGTCGCCAATGTTGTAGTCTGCTGTTTCGTTCTCGTAATCCTTAAGTTCAAACAACGCCTGCATTTCATCTTCACGCTGGAAGGAGTGTAGGGCATCAGAGCCAACAATGTTGTCTTGTAGGATACGTGCAGCTTTGATTGTAATGTACTTTCGAGCGACTGCTGGCAGGTCACCAAAGTCAAGCTCATAGGTAACGTCTAAAGAGACACCTGTATTAATTGCAAATGTATGGTTCTTTCTGTCATACATCTTGCCACCACGCTGAGTGAGGTCGAGGTCGTTGTTGGAGTTCAACATCTGGTCAGCACGGATAGTATTAGTAGCTAGAATAATCTCACCAGCAACGTTGGGAGATAGTTCTACATTTGTTTCACGGTTAAAGTGCCAGCCTTCAGACTGTACTGAACGGCTAACTTGAGTTAGGATTGTTTCTGCGGTTTCGGCTTCAACAAGACCTGAAGACAAGCGGTTTACTGGAGCTTCACCGATTGCCGACAGCATGATGTTGACAGCTTCAAGTTTAGAGTTTGGAGTCATGCTGTCCTCTCAAAAGCAAAAAAAGGGCAGCCCGAAGGCCACCCTATGTTGTGAACGATTACGATTACGCAGCGTTCAGTGCGATTGCACAAGATGGGCGAAGGATGTTGTGACCCATCGCGTACTTAGCAACCATGATAGTACCCTGACGGTCAATCTGGTACTCAGACTCAACACCTAGGTCTAGCAGCTTAACAGTTGCAGCAGCGTCCTGAGTGAAGATTAGACCACGTACAGCAGAGAAGTCGCCTTTGTAAGCATCAGCGCGGCTTGAAGTAAGTGGGTTTGGAGTAGCAGAAGTTAGAGACTCATCAGTAGTTGGGATGTGGTTAGACATTACGATGCGAACACCGCCAACCATAGGTACAGTGCCAGAAGCTACTGAACCAGCACCACCAACGTCTTTGTTCAACCAAGTTGACTTAGTAACGTCGTTGCTGTTTAGAAGTGCGTAGTACTGAGCTGGTGGAAGAGCACATACTTTCTCACCAGTGATGTCTTTCTTATCGAACTCTTCAAGAGCAGCGTAGATAGCAGCAACGATTGCAGCGCCATCAGTAGCGTCAGCAGTCAGTGAGCCGATAGTAACGTTGTTAGTGTAAACTTCGTCATCGAAAGAAGCGCCAAACTGTGCAGCCGCAGCAGTAGCATCAGTGATAGATGCAGCTTTAGCGATTACTTTAGCGATGTTACGGTCAGCAGTGTTAGCTAGAGCGTAACCAGCTTCTTTAGAGTAGATAGAGCGTACATCGTAGTGGTTCATTGCTTCGTCAATGTTACCGATGAACTGGCTAGAGATTAGCAGGTCATCAACAGTAACAACACGCTCACCGTGCTTAACAGCATCCGACTGGATGAGTTCGCCAGGAGTGTGGTATTTAGCAGAAGCAGTACCGACTAGAGGGAATGAAGCCGACTTACCATTCTGGATGGTACGAGTGCGGTGTAGACCCATGAATACGTTACGTTCTTCGAAAGAAGTGAGAACCTCACCTGCATACAGTTTCAAGAACAATGAACGGTCGTCGCCAGCAGCGTTGACCTGACCTAGACGTGAAACCGTCTGGTTAGTTGGAAAAGCCATAGTATTTACCTTTTAGTATTGAATAGGTTGAGTTTGTTTTTCGTTTGTTTCTACTCAGCGTATCCAGTACATCCTTTTCTCTAAGGTTGTCTCCCGCAGGAGGCCAAAGGTATTTCGTCAGTATTGGTGTATTGCTTTGTATAAAAATACCCCTCTCACGAGGGGCTTAAGGAGACAGAGTTAAAACACGTTTGACCGTGCTAGTTTACTAGCTACGGATTGACGGTAGGCGGGGTCTTTGTGATACCTAGGGTCACTCATTGCCGCTGTCAGTTCTGCGGCTGAATTGAAAGTCCCGCCCTGATTGTCACTAGCTGAACCTTGCATTAGTTTTGGTTCGCTTGGTGCTTCAGAACGGTATCGAGCCATAAGTCCCTGTACCGCAAACTGTGTTAGTGCTGTGTCGCCTGATTCAACGTTCGCATTGAACGCTTCGATTTCTGCTGGAGAAAGGTTCTCTGCTGCCCATTGGGTCATTTCAGCATAAGCCTGTTCACCACCAACTGAATTGTAAACCTGAGATTGCATCTGAGCAGCAAGCGCCTGCTGTCCAGAAATCCATGTATCTACAATGTCTCTACCGAAACCAGCTTCTTGGAGTTGTTGGTAAGTTGCATCAGACAACTCGCCCTTCTCCATGAACTCGTCTTGGAAGTTATTAAAATCTAGTCCTGCTTTATCAAGAACCTGAGCTACCTCAGAGGCTTGTGCATCTACTTGATTTTCCAGTTCTGTAATATCCTGCTCTACACCTTCGTAGTCAGGAGCTTCTTCAGCTTGAGTTTCTTCCTGCTGGCCTGACCCCAGCTTACGCTCTAGTTGAGAGTAAGCCAGTGCCATAGCTTCAGGAGACTCAAACTTAGATGGGAGCCACTCAGGACGTTCTGGATTATTATTCTGTTCCAGTTGTTCTGCTTTCTCAAGCATTGCCGCATCATGTTCTGCGTGGGATTCCTGAGAAGGCTCCGCAAATGTGTTTAATGTCTCTGTCATAAATTACCTGTCTTATTGATTACCTTGTCGCATAGTCTCGTAACCCTGCTTCAAAGCCTCTGGGCCAGCCTTAGTAGCCATCTCAGCCATAACACCCTGTGCCATCTGCTGTTGTTGCTCCTGCTGTGCCGCTTCCATCTCAGCTTGTTTCTCTTCGTCTGATTTAACCAAGCCTTGAGTATCAATACCCAAAGACGCACCTAAGCGGTCGATGTAGTCATTGATGTTCAATTCTGACTGGATTACTTCAGGGCCAAGAGGCTGTAGGTACTGTAGGAATGTAGCAAGCTTGTTGAGGTCTTGTCCTCGACCAAGTGCTTCCATACCAGTAACGATGGTAGGCTTAATCGTATCTTTAGGCATCTTAGGCATCTTGCCTGAAGACTCCATACGACCAAGTAGCAAAGTAATAAGAGGCATCTGGAACTCTTGTGACAGGATAGAGTATACTCCACCCAAAGCTGTCTCAAGCTCCTGAGCCATGTAACGCACTTCCTCAGCAGTCACACGTTCAGCTTGACGCTGTACTGAGCTGTTAAGTAGGAAAGCGAAACTTAAGCGTTCTGTAATTGCTTGGATTGTTTGGTAAGCGATAGAGAAGTCACCACTCTTCTGAACTTGTAGAGTTGTAACGTCATTAGCATCACCATTAACAATCGCACCGTTTGGTGACTCAGCGAGTACACGAGCCTTAGTTGTCCCATTTGGACGCACAAGAAACAGTACTTTAGCCGAAGCCGCTGAACCTTCAACGATAGCCTGTTGCAAAGCTTCAAGCGATTTAAGGTCACCAATGTATTCCTCAACGAAACCACGTCCGTAGCTTTCGCCATCTATACGTGAGAAGCGTAGAGGGATGAATGGATTTTTGTCTAATGCGTAAGAACCTCGTGAGCCAGGTACTTCGATACCAGCTACTTCTTGGAACACTTCCCACTTCTTGTTTGTGCGTTTCACACAAGTGTAAAGGTCAAGGTTCTTGTTGACTGAATGTTCTGTGTTCTCGCTAGACTCAAGAAGTACTTTAACTTCTTCAGGTAGCATATCGGGAGCTACAGATTCCTTGGTGATAATCTCAAGGATGTTACCCATAGCGTCACGCTGTACTACGTATCGGTCTAAACGAAATACTTTCATTCCTTCCTTTTTAGGGAGGTATACAAGCGCATTGCCTGCAACAATCAAATGCTTCAGTGCTTCAAACACTGGTACACGAACAGCCGAAGCTTCAATCTCTTGATTAGTTGCACGTTCAATACGACCAAGGGCTTCCTCTACAGCACCACGTCCTGCATCACCTAGTTGTGCTAGGTCAAAGTCATCAATCATCAATCGGAAGAAAGGACTGTTAGGAGGTAGGAGGGAGAGTAGAAGCTTAGATGCTAGGTTGTTTACACCACGAGCACCGATGCCTTGGAATGGGGTCTTGTAAATGGTAGACCCCGTATGCCCTTCTGGGGGCATAATGTATGGGATAGTCAGCTCTGCTGCATCCCTCGCCCTGTCAAGGAAGGGGTCACGCTCGGCTTGTAGCTGAACGTAACGCTTGGCTGCGTAGCCATTCCCTTCTTGAATCATATCTTAACCTTTAGGTACGTTTACTGAGCTGCCTGAAGAACCACCAGTACCAACACCTGAAGTGCCTGTAGTACCGATAGACATCTGGTTACCTACACGTAGACGACGTTTACCACGAGCACGTCTGCGTAGAGCTGCTGATTTCTTAGCCTTGCCTGAAGCAACATCTTCATAAGTACCGTCTGCGAGAGCAGTAGAGGCAGTAGCACCAGTTGAAGGAGCCTCTGCCACAGCAGGTGCCGATGGCTTAGGAGCAATAGCTTTAACGATAGGGGTAGCTACAGTCTTAACGACATTCTTAACTACCTTCGTTACAGCTTTAACTACATTCTTGATAGGCTTAGTTATTTTCTTCCATGCTTTAGAAAGCCAGCCAAATTCAATTAGGCCAGTCTCAGGGTTAACGCTGTTCTTGTCAGTGCCTACTGTGTAGATGTCAGGGTCAACACCGTACTCTTCAAAGATACCTTGAATGATTTTACGAAGAGCTTGGTCTTCTGCATCAAGCAGAATATTAGGGATAACAATCTCACCACGAGCTACGTGAGCTAGCAGGCTGTCACCGCCACGGCCTTGTGAGGCCAACCAGTTAGCAATCTTAGCTGCTTGGTCTTTAGATACGTCTGCCATGATTGCTCCTTATGGTTGTGGTGTAGAGTTAACTTGCAAACCCGCTGAGTCTTTACGCTGGATGCGTAGTGACTTCTTACCACGGGACTTCTTCTTCAACTGAGCTGTCACTGTGTCTTTATCAGTAAACTCAGTCTGTAGGTCAGGAGGTGGAGCTGCTGCTGCCGCTGGTGCAGATGTAACAGGCACCTTCACATCAGGCATTTTCTGTGCTAAACACATTTAATCTTCCTCATATATTTCGTTGTACAACTCCTCCAGCTTGTTAAGCACACTCTGCTGACCTTGAAGGAATCGCAATTCCTCAACCGTGATGGATGAGACAGGTAGGGTGTTGGGGAAGAGTTCATGTAATTTTTCAAGTAAACCTTTGGTTAAATTAAGGTTATTACTTAGTACTTTCATACTGTCTCCTAATCTATAGCAGTGGGTTTTGGAGGTGTTACCACCCCCAGTCCCCTTCCATTCCTGCTGCGTTGTAGTCAGTTACCGTACCTTCAAAGAAATTCTTGAAGCTGTCCCCGTTTAGCACCCAGTCTAACCAAGGTAGAGGGTTCTCTGTGTTGCGAGTCCAGTTAGGTTTAAGTCCAAGCTGTGTTAGTCGTCGGTTCGCAATGTAGCGAATGTATGCCTTAACTTCTTCCACAGTGAGACCCTCCACATCACCAAGCTCAAATGCAAGCTCAATAACTTTATCTTCAAGTGCCACCGCATCTCGGAACATTTGGTAGATATTCGCTTTGAACTCATCAGTAACGATACGTGGATGTTCGTCACAGAAGGTTCTAAACAGCTTGACCATACCTTCGCAATGTAGGGTTTCATCTCGTACACTCCATTCTACAATCTCACACATTCCTCGCATCTTGCCGTAGCGTTGATAGTTGAGGAGCATAGCGAACGCAGAGAACAAGCTCATGCCTTCGTTCAGGACTGACCTGGCTACTGCCATAGCTAGACCTTGGTGGCTGTTCACATCAATGTTAGCCATGAAGTCTAGTTTATCCTGCATCTCTTGTACGGCTGTGAAAGCCGAGAACTCTTCTTCAGGTAAACCTAGAGTATCGTTAAGAAGGGCGTAACTACGCTGGTGTACGAACTCACGGTTAACAAACGAAGTGAGCATTGCTCGTATCTCGTTGTTCTTAAACTTGTGTAAGTAGTACTCAATGTAGTTAGTTCCTACTGCTACGTCAGACTGTGTGAATAGCCTAAGTATCTGAGTTATATGGTTTTTCTCTTCATCAGTCAGCTTGGTTGCCCACTGAGTCACATCGTCTTGAAGCTTTGCTTCCCACTCACCCCAGTGGAGCTGTTCATGCTTTACAGCCATGTCAACAGCCCAAGGGTACTTAAAGGGTTTGTACGCTGTATTAGTTTCAAGCAGGCTCATTGATTAGCTCCACAATCTTCTTTGCTTGCTCGACAGCAGAGTGTGCGCTGTGGCCTCGCTGTAGGAGAACTCCAGTTAGGGTAGCGATAGCCAATGTGTAATCAGGAGTTGCAGCTTTAGGTGTCGCTTTAGTTACTGTTTTCTTTGTGCTTGTTGTCACGTTGTTCTCTCCAATTCATTGTACAATCCAGCTTATGTCCGTTTTTAAGTCCACATTCAGAACATGGCTTGCCGAAGATAAGTGCATAATTTTCTTGATATTTTTTCTGGTCTTTTTTGTGACCGCCGCTGTCATAAGTCCAACTCATGTCCGCTTCCTCTAGTACGTCCCGTTGTCTCGCTTCTGCAAAGCCTGCCAAGAGATAGGAAACTCAGGGAAAATAGCATCGTGAAGTAGGTGAGCAAACACCTTAGCTTCCTCTTGTGCTCCTTCACCTGCTCGTAGTTTGTACACATGGTAGAAAGCCAGTAGGTTACCCGACCAGATAAAGTTAACCATCATGCTTTGAGGTAAGACCATACGGGCCATCTCTGGTGCTACACCCTCGTCCAGCAAATCCTCGTAGTATTCCGTAGCCTTCTTAAGGTACATCTCATACTCACGACTTAGCTTGGGTGAGAAGTGGTGGTGTCCACCTGACCCTTGCTTGATGCTCTTGTCAGGGCGCTTACGCCATCCTTCAGGCTTGTAGAAGTCTGGTGGATAGTCAATGTATCTACGTGACTCTTCGTTCCACGTCAGCCCAGCTTGGTGCTTCATTAACTGACGGGCAAGGAATAAAGGCACACAGCAACGGAGCTGAATAAAGTTATGTCGAAACGGAGTATCGTGACGATGTTTAGCAAGGTAGTTTATTAACCTCTCATCTTTGGTATCCAGACTACTACTTTCTTTGTTAAAAGAAACTCGTGCAGAGTTGACGACCGAAAGGTCGCCCCCTGCTGATTCAATCAATTCTACTTTCATGTTATCCGTGACAGCTTAAACATTCATCGGAGTCTTTAAGTGCATTACGCTCTACTTGAAGACCTACTTTATCTGCTTCTACACCTGCGTTTGTTCGTAGGTAGTACAGTCCTTTAAGTCCTTGTTTGAAGGCTCGTAGGTGTACACCGTTGACGTATGACTTAGGTGAACCAGCAGGGAAGAAGAGGTTAACAGACTGACCTTGACAGATATACTGCTGACGGTCTGCTGAATGGTCTACTACCCAGTTCTGGTCTATCTCAAACGCAGTCTTGTACACTTCCTTAATATCCTCTGGGACATCTAGGTGTTGTACAGAACCTTCATTGTTAATGATGGACTTCCACACTTCAGGTGTGTTCATACCTAACACTTCAAGTGACTCTTCTAAGTGCTTGTTCTTAATAAGGTGAGCACCAGCACGAGTACGGTGTGTGTAGGCATTAGATTTTATAGGCTCGATACTAGCAGAGCAACCACAAATAATTGAGCTGTTAGCGTTAGGAGCGATAGCAAGAAGGTGAGCGTTCCTATGCCCACTCCCAACGATGTCTCCAGGTTCGCCAAGCTTCTGTGCAAGTCTCTTAGTTTCATTTACTGCCTGCTCCTTAATGGTTTTAAACATCTGGTCGTTTAATAGTTTTGCAACCATAGACTCCCAAGGAACTCGTTTAGACTGTAGGTATCCGTGGAAGCCCATAGCACCTAAGCCGATAGAGCGTTCACGTTGAGCCGAATAAGCTGCCTTATTTAGCTCATCAGGTGCATGGTCGATGAAGAAAGTGATTACGTTATCAAGCAGACGCACAAGGTCTGCAATCATTGTAGTGTCTTTCCACTCGTCGTACTTTTCGAGGTTGACTGAGCTGAGACAACAGACTGCTGTACGTTGTTCATCCGTTGCGAGATGGATTTCATTGCACAGGTTACTTCCCATAATGCGTAATCCAATTCCCTTTTGATACTCATTGAGTCCTCGGTTGGCAGTGTCGATAAAGTTGAGGTAAGGGCTTCCAGTTCTGAAGCGAGCTTCAAGAAGTCGTTGCCACAAGTCTCTAGCTTTAACACCAGCGCGTTCGTGTCCAGTGCTAGGGTCACGTAGTTTCCATTCTGAGTCATTTTCTACAGCCTCCATAAAGTCATCTGTAATGTTGACAGCGTTGAACAGGTTAAAGCACTTACGGTTAGCATCACCACCAGTAGGCAACTTGAAGTTCATAAACTCAATGATGTCTGGGTGAGAAATGTCTAGGTAAGCGGCATAAGAACCCTTACGTGTCTTGCCCTGTTTGTAAGCAGTCATCTGGCTGTCTACTACTTTGAGGAAAGGGATAGGGCCAGGTGACTTCTCAGATACACCGCGGACATCTGACCAATGGCCTCCTACTCCACCGCCTTTAACAGACAGCCAAGCCACCTCAGCGTTATGCTCAATCAACCCCTCTAGGGTGTCAGGGACATAAGTAAGGAAGCATGAGATAGGTAAGCCTTTAGGTGCTTTACCTTCTGCTGGCGCGTTAGACAGTACAGGACTTGCAAACATAAACCATTGCTGAGAGGCGTAGTCGTAAATGCGTTGAGCAAACTCTAAGTCACCCTCACAGTAGGCAAGGGACGCTCTGGCTAGAGCATCCTGCGGGTCTTCCCCTGCTTCACAGTAGTAATCCTTAAGAAGGGTTAGTGCCTGTTCAGAGAAGTTCCCATTACGGGAGTAATCCACATCAATCATTAAGCATCTCCTTAAGCTCACTGAAACCACCAACGTGCTCACTGTCTACGAAGATTTGAGGAACAGTCTTGAACACTCCAATCTCATCCATCAGGAAGTTCATAGCGTTAGTGTCAGTGGCGATGTCATAGTAAACAAAAGGGATGCTGAAGTTTTCACACAGCTTCTTTGCCATGTCACAGTACGAGCAGTTGCTAGTACCAAAGATAATTACTTCATTCATCTTTAACGAAGACTCCATCAACCATCTTGCCAGTTCGTTTTGAAATAATATTAAAAGCGTGTTCCATACACTCTTGTGGGGTCAATGCCCATGCCTCAGCTTGCATCGTGAGTGTAACAATGATGTCCCCGATAGCGTCTTTAACTTCTTCTCGGTTCTTGTTAGCGATAGCTACACCTAGCTCTGTCGCTTCTTCCATTGTCTTAGTCCACTGAGCAAGCGGGTCAGCATCAGGGAGTATTCCTTTATCCCATCCCCACTTATTAATCCCTTCAAATAAAGTATCTGCGTTCACCAGTTGTGTCCCTCTGTTTTTTCCATGTTCTTAATCATTCTATCCAAGTACCAACGAGCTTTCTTGGCATCTTCAATAGGGTTGTTTTTGTTCCACAAGCGAGACCCAAGATACTTAAGGACATTGCCGTGGCAGTAGTGAATAGCGTCATAGTTACCTAAGACATCTTCGATGTACTCAATGGTCTCTATGTTGCCAGCTTTGTAGTGCGCTGGGCTGTTTACATTATCTACGGTGTCCATAGATTCACCTCTCCTGTATCAATGTTGTACTCACCGTTACGTAGTATACGTGCAAGGCGAGCGTTCTCTAAAGCTACCTCAGCGCCTAAACCTGCTTTGTAGAAGGTGTGGACTACTAGCTTCCACATCTCGTCAGCATCTTTAGCTTCGTCGAGTATCTTGGCTGCGGTTACTGCACCAATCTTAGGACATCCTTTGTAGTTGTCCGTTACATCCCCTGTGAGGGTCTGGGTGAAGAACTTATAGTCAGCCTCAAGTTCAGTGATTGTAACCTCTTTACCATCAATCCAGTGTCTACCAGGTATGGTTTCAAGGTCTTTGTCCTGTGAGAAACACAAGTACTCATCTGAACTTGAAGTAAGAATACCAAGAACATCGTCAGCTTCCAAGTTTTTCCACTGCATCCCGTTATGGTTTTCCATGATGTAGTCTTTAGCAAACTCCAACAGCATAGGCTTGCGGGTGTTTGTACGGTTTGCTTTGTAGTAGTCGGCTACTGATTTACGGTAGTTGATAGTAGAGCTGATAGGGACAGCGTACTTGTCTGCACCACTGTCTGCTACAAGCTTTTTAATAGCCTCATCAACTTTAGCTAGTACGTCTGACTCGTAGGAGTGAAGAGTCCAAAGACCATCACCCCAGTTAATTGGCTGTTCACAGGCGGCTGATGCGTGGTACGCAACAATGTCACCATCAATTAGCAATGTTGTCATCGTCAAAGCCCTCCTCTACGTTGTCCATGTGCATACGCATAATGTCGATGCCTTCTTTAATCTGCACGTAGTCCAGCCAAGACTGGAACGCTAAACGCACAGCAAAGACGACAGATACAAGAGTGAACGATAAGCCTAGCATCCAGTAGACGACTTCCATCATTGTTTCTCCAATTCTTTAAAAACTTTAACAGTGTCGGTGGAGAAAAGTTTACTCAGGTTTACTAGGTACATCTTAGATGCCCAGTTATCTCCACCTTTAACAACCTTATGGTCATCAAGTTCCTCCACCAGTGTACGAAGCACATCTACATCAAACATCAATGTAGCGTACACAGTGTCCCCTATCGCTAGGTTATGGAACCAGTAGTCAGCTTCAGTAGAGGCTATACCGCTAGGCTTGCCATAGCTTTCAAACTCTATAGCAATGTTACCAGTCTTAGCCCACATACCTCGTTCTGTCTTAACTTCTATCTTCTTGTTCTCTAGCATGGCTACAACACGTTCTTCGTGCATCTGTCCGTAAGCTAGGTCTACATCAAAACGTTTATCGTTGTTGTACTTCTTAGTGGGTGTCTGCCCAGTTCTTTCCGACTTTGTACTCTGAGTCGAGAGGACAGCGGAATTTGTAATAGCGTTCTGTGTAGTGCATTGCTTCTGTAATGAGCTTGCCGATTTCATCTTCAATACCTTGCTTAACTTGTACTTGGACTTCATCGTGAACAAACGCCACAATCGAAGCATCTTCCTCTGTGTAACCATTTGCCTCTAGTGACTGGACTATTTGCCAGTACCAACGTTTACAAATGATTGCTCCAGCGGATTGTAATAATGTGTTGAGAGCTGCGTGGGAGTGACGGATAGGGATAATCCTACCATCAAGACCTTTAATCCAACCCTTCTCTGCTGATTTACCTACAGCATCCCTAAGCATCTTAAGTGCGGGTGTCTTCTCAAGAAACTTCTTCTTGATACGTTTACCTTCCTTAGCGCCTTTACCAATTATAGCACCACACTTCTCATCTCCCGCGCCATAAAGAAAGCCGTAGATAAATGTCTTGGCATTGTTACGGGTGGGTAGACCAGCAGCCAGTTGGTTTGCTGTGTGGATGTCTCCTTCTAAAATCTCACGACCGTAGGCACCATCGTCATACTTCGCCATGTAGTGTGCGAGGCATCGTAGCTCCAACCCGCTAGCATCAGCACCAAGAAGACTGTAACCAGAAGGGACAGTAAACATACTACGGCACTCAACACCATAGGGCGCTCCGACGCTAGGGACTTGAGCCATGTTAGGGTTGCTGTGGGTACAGCGCGAAGTAACTGCCCCCATGTGATTAACTCGCCCATGAAGCCTCCCGTTACGCTCAAGCTTTAGCCATGCCTGGTTGCCAGAACCAAGCTGGCCTAGGCGTTTGTTTAGCATTAGGTATTCCACAAGCAACTGAGCTTCTGGCATATCAATCTTAGATAGGATTGTTTCGTCTACTTTAGGCTGTCCTGAGTCGGTGAATACGTCAGGCTTCCATCCCCGCTTAATAAGTCTGTCAGCAATTTGCTGTCGAGAGGCTGGGTTAAACGGGATAGTCTTAGTCTTAGTCTTAAGCTCGACAATCGTGGGTTCAAACGTGGATTGAAGATTCTGTTCAATCTCCTGCTTTCGTTCTGCAAGCTCTCCAAATAAGGAACGTGCGGCATCAACATCAAACGCGAAACCCCGTTGCTCTTGAAGAAACATTTGGTTAGCGATGTTGTGCTCAAGTTGTAGCGCGTCTTCAGAAAAGTTCTTTGACTGAATGAGCGCCAGAAGAGTCTTTGTGACCTGTGTGTCTTGAATACAGTATTCGAGCATTTCGGGCGTGAAGCTGTCCCATACTTCCGCAGTACCATCGTTAAAGTCTCCTTTGTGGTCTCCTAGGCGGTAGCCCCAAGCCTTGAGGGAGTGTGAACCCCAAAGCTTCTTAGGGATACGTTTGTTTTCACTGTCTACCTGACCTAGGTGAGGCCAGATTGTGCGTGAGGCTACTAAGGTGTCAAACTTCTCACCTTTAAATGTGTAACCCCACAGCTTCTCTAGGACTGGTAAGTCGTAGCCTATGATGTTGTGCCCTATGATTTGGTCTGCCTCTTCGATGAAAGGTATACACGATTGACATGAATTTGTGTCAAAAGTGTGTACTTCATCTGTATCTGCATTTCGCAGAACTACACAGTGAATAGTATCGACTGTTGATAGTAAGCCGTTAGTTTCAATATCTAAGATGTAGCGCATTGCTCTGTCTCCGCAGTAGCTAGTGGTAGGTGGCGTAGTAAGCCTCCAGTTCTTGTTCAAAAAACTCTCTGAACGTTTCGATGTCGGGCCACTCGCCCATGTCCAAACCTTCTTTCTCAAGGTCGTAAAGAGTGAATAAGAACTTCAACCACGCTTTACGTAAATCGTCTTCAGTGTAAGTAATCATTAGAAATCATCCTGTTCCTCGCTAAAGAAGGTTTCGGTCATACGACCTGTCTCTTTGTTGTACTCAAGGTGGCAGGCTACTCCTGTTTCACCAGTCCATCGGTTCTTGAGTATTCTTATTGTTGTGAGGTTGGCGTTGTCTTTGTCTTGCTGGTTACGCTCTAGGCCAACCACCATGTCACTCAACTGAGCTATGGCTGCTGAACCTCGTAGTTGTGCAAGTGAAGTAGTAGCACCTTCCTCGTGTCCCTTTCCTTCGGGACGTTTCAAGTGTGATACAAGTATAAGTCCACACTGTAATTCCTCCGTTAGTGTACGGAGTTTGGTCATGGTGTTATCAATAAGCCTACGTTCATCCCCATCACCCATGCCAGACACAACGATGCTGAGGTGGTCAAGGACAATATAATTGCAGCCACAACCACGAACCAAGTATCTGATTTTTGCAAGTAGATTGTCGCTGTCGGTAGAACCCCAATGGTCATACAGAAAAACATTACCACTTCCCACGGTAGCGTTAAAAGCATCCTTAAGTTCCTCTTTGTCTATACCTTCAGCACCTAAGTGCAGAGGCTTGTTTAGGGCTAACCCCATGAGGCCAAGAGAGGTACGCTTAACGCTTTCTTCTAGGGCGATGTAACCAACTGTATGGCCTTGCTTAATAATGTCGTAAGCAATCTCTCTGGTAAGCTGTGACTTACCGATACCTGAGCCAGCAGTGATGGTTACAATCTCACCCCTACGTATCCCTAACGTCTTCTCGTTAAGACCGTTGAAAGGGTAAGGGATGGACTCAACCACCTCTTCTGAGGAGACCAGCTCCCACAGCTCAGTGCCAGAAACAATGCCATCTGGTCTAAACACCTTAGCTGCCCATACTGCATCAACCAGTTCTTTAACTCGTCCCTCTTGTAGCATATCGCTAGCATCTTTAAGGGGCAGAGACGCAATCTTTGCCTTGCCAGGTGTGAGGAGTAAGGCGCACTCTTCAGCCGCTTTCTTACCTACCTCATCATTGTCAAACATGAAGATGACTGACTCGAACTGTTCAAGCCATTCAATACTCTTCTGAATGTCACGTTTAGCTCCAGCAGCCCCAGAGCGTACTGATACGACAGGCCACTTGTTGCCAAATGCTTGGCTTAGGGATAGAGCGTCAAGCTCACCCTCAGTGATTGTGACCATCTTGCCTGCGTCACGCCAAAGGTGTCTACCGTAAAGGTGAGAGTTCTTAGCGTCACCAAGGAACGTAAAGTCCTTGTTAGCAAAGCGTATCTTCTGGCCTATAACCTTACCGCTATTATCACGGTAGGAAGCGACCTGAACTTTCTGGTTGTTGTAGTCTGCTACTTGGTAGTCCCACAGCTTACAAGTTTCGGCAGATAGTTTGCGTTTAGGTAACGCTTGGACTTGCCCTCGTACTTGTCTGAAGTCTGTAGGTATCTCAACTACGTTTGTAGTTACCTCGTCATCTGAAGGAGTTACAGTCTCACAAGAGAAACAGTAATGATGCCCGTCTGAATATAGAGCGTTAGCATCACTACTGCCACAGTGAGGACAGGCTTCTTTCTTGATGTATGCACTGTCCTCTGCTGTCATTGCTCGTCTTCCTCTGCCAACTCAGCTTCAATAGCATCCAGCCAATCAGTCAAAAGGTCACGTAGCTCTTCAAGCTCGTAGTCGTCTGCCTCGCTGTAAATTTTTTGGATGATGTCATCTAAGTCTAGTTTAAGTTTCATAACCAACCCTCTGGTATGTGTTCGCCTTCGGCCCATAGGAACCCATTGCGTTCTGCCCATTCTGCACAAGTCATCTTAGACCCGTCCTTGCGCTTCTTAGCGCCTTGGACTGGAGAGTTACCCCGCTGAAAGAGAAAGCGAATATCAAGCTCAGGGTGTTGGGCTTTAACTGCTTTCATCTTTCGCTGGGCATCTTGTCTGAAGTAGCCTTTGACCTCTACGTAAATACCATTCACGAATAAGTCTGGGATGTACTTCCTCTCCACAACGTAGGGTACAGTATGAGGTTCGTACTCGTACTGCACTCCACGCTTCTCAAGGTCAGAGATAACCCGATGCTCAAAAGTCCCCTTCAGATTCATTGGTGTCATCCATACCGTCATCAAACGGACTGGTTGCCATTTCCATCTTCTCTGCTACGAAGCCTTCTTCTTCGTCAAACATAGAAGCGCCACCGTTACCGTACTCAACAAGCTCGATAACCTGTACGCCTTTAAGACGGAGGCTCACACCAACCTGCTTAGTAGAAGCCATAACGTAAGGGATAGGCTCAAAGGCCACCTTAACTACAGACCCATTACCAATAAGGTTGTTTGAGTCCATTGGGTTACGTTTAGCGTCTACTACGATAGGCTTCTGGTCATACAGAGAGCCATCACGAGTCTGGACTTTAGCTTTCAGCTTGAAGCGGAACTCTACTAGACCAGTCTCGTTACCGTCTTTGTCGTAGTGTGGTTCATACGCAGCTTTAGTGGACAGGCTGTTCTTCTTCTTAGGGAAAGCCTTAACCTCTTCATCAAAGCGGTCTTGAACTACTTTATCGAGGTACTCACAAATGCCAGTTGCCTCTTCTTCAGGAATAGTAACCTGAATAGAGTATGTGCCGTTTGGGTCGAACTTGGTGTCAGGTTCAAAGACCTTTGCCCATAGTGCGTTACCCTGAATTACTTTAGCTTTAGCAGCCATAATATCTCCTTGAGTGTATTAAGTTTACCCATATAGGGCTATAGCAGTGGGTTTAAGACAGTTATGCAAAGAAGTATTTACTTTTCAACACGTTACGAATGTCAAGTGTTCCTTTGCCTGGAGGGACAGGAACTTCGTCTGTCTGCAACCTTTCCTTAGTATACGTATATAGTTGTTCAAGTACATCATTTTTCTCAAACATATCTACAAACGCTTCTCTAAGTAGGTGTGACATCTTCCACATATTAGGGCTGTGTGTGCCGTAGCTGTCGTGAACCATAGCAAAGTCTATGATGCCTTCGTCTACACAACGGTTAACAGTCATGGTTAATGCAGAAGCGTCTAAAGAGTGTACGAAGTTAGGTGAAGCACCACTCCGTGTCTTACTCTTACTAATCTTGTCTTCAATGCCTTGTTGATAGTTAAGTTTAACAATAGAGCCATCAATCAAAGTCTGAATGACTTTAGTTCTGTGGTCATTGTACACCTGACGTACCAAAAGGTTAGTTGGGGTTATCCATTCCATAGGCATATTACGTGCTGAGTACAGCGAGCCTACATCCTTCACGTAGTCCATCACCTTGCGAGCTGACCCAATGACATCATCAATGGAAGACCAGATGTGTCCAGTGAGGTACAGGCTAGCACTGAAGAAGTCATCACCAAAGGGATTGTGTGCTCCCTTGGCTACCTTCTCTTCGATAGCTTCCTCTACGTACTGACGGCAAGCGTGTTGTGTACCAGAGTAAGGGACAATCATAACACTACGCTTAGTCAGCTTGCGGTCGATACCAAACTCAAGGCACTTCTTAGCCATCTCGTTGCCTTTTGAAGCATCCAGGCGTACCTTAGCTTCGGTGGCTTCTGCTACGTCACGGTAGATGTCAGCAGGTAGGTCACAGTCAATTAGGTTTACTGCCTTACCACCTTCTGTATCTCGTAGGATACTGGATAGAATCTGCAATCCGTTGCACGAACCGTCAGCAGCTACAGGTAGGTGAGTAATAAACCCGTGACCTTCTCTGAGGTAGCCATACCACTCGTAGCACCACGCTAGGAACTGGAAGGGTTTGTCTGCCTCTGTCCACCATAGGAAGTCGTAAGGGTTCTCTACGGTGCGTACAACGTTCTCCTCTTGCATATAAGCCCACAGCTCACGGTCTTTAAGACTAATCTTATCTTCACCGAAGTTGTTAGCACCGTGGATTGCAAGCCACTCTGCCTCGTGGTCGTTGTTGATAGTAGCACCACGGCTGAACTCTATACACGCCTTACCCCAGTCAGCTACTTGAGGTGACATGAAGGATTCAACAGGATACTTACGTCCACGGAAGTCTAGCTGCCATACGAAGAAGAACTCATCGAACTGCTGGTAGTCTTCAGCAAGCTGGATGGTACGTTCAATCTGAATACGCTTAGAGCGTGACTTGTTGTTGAAGGAGTGGATGCTGTTTCGACGCTTACGCCATTCAGCAAAGTCCTGCTTCTGTGCTACGTTCAAGTCAGAAGGCTCAACATCAAACGGATAGTGAGGGAGAGCTAGGTCATCACGAGGAGGTAAGCCTGCCCACTCCTGCCCACTGTCCCACACTGTACGGATAACGTTTACAACATTCTTGTTGATACGCCACGGTGTGCGCTGAAGAGCATTAACACACTTAAGCTCTTGGCTTAGGTCACGCTTCTCAAGTTCTTTTAGGTAAGCTCTGCTGTTCTTTTTCATAGTTTACCCCCTTGCTACTACAGTGTAACGATTGTAACGCTTGTTAAGGTCTTTCTTAACGGCATCTATGTTGTTAGTGCCCATGACGTAGCTGTACTTACCGCCATCTTCCCATACTGTTATTAGATACTGTTGCATCACTCTTCCTCCACTACGGGTACATCACGCCATTCTGATTGGTACATAAACTTAGGGTCGTTAAGTTCCCACTTCTGCTGAAGGATTTTCTTATCCCAGTTGAAAGTAGAGTCATTGCTAACGTCGCGTACTACAAACCGTAGTTCATTAGTTGCTATCCAGTTACTCATCAGTGCGCCCTCACTAGTGGTAGTCGATTGATTACATCTGAGTAGTAGCCACCACCCCATACACCTTCCCAATCCCTAGGTGGGATAATGCAAGGGGCATAGCGAGGCTTACGTCTACTGTTGTACTCGTTAAACTTACGTATCCACTCTAGCGTCTCTGGCGTAGCTTCTACGAAAGTGGTGGTTTTGTTACGTGCAGTCCTGAGCTTGGTTAAGCGTACCAAACCTGTGACACGAATGATAACATCAATAAGCTTAACACCAACAAATATCTTCTCTTCGTTTGTCCACTCATTACCAACGTAACCATCAAGCTCCATCTTATGAAGGAGACCAAGGCGTTTATGTCTTCGAGTAGACTTTTCATTAGCCTTCTCTAGTACTCGTTTAGCTTTCTCTTTCTCCCCCGCTACCCACTGAGCTAGCCTGTCTTGGTCTTCGATGTGACCGCCAACAGCACGAGCTACCTTAAGTAGGCTGTAGCGTTTACTCACTGAGTCGATGACTGACACTAGGGCGAGGTAAGCTACCTGTTCTGCGTCCATCTCCTTTATCTTACCACGAGCAACACAACGTCTTGAGGACTGTGAAGGTAGCTGTAGCTCCTTAACTTCCTCTGTAACCTGGCTGACTACACCCGCAATGAGTGCTCTACCATAAGTTGTCTTACTTTCTTGTGATTGACCTGTCAGTTTGATGTTCTGACTGTCGTACCTTTCGATGCCTGCTTGGAGCATCTCATGTTCCAGATTTATCTGGTCTTCTATAGTTGGCATATCTTAGTCCTGCCTGTAGGCCACAAGTTGACCACCAGAGGTGGCCTCGGTTTAAAGTCTCTACGCGAGTGTAATGTCAGAAAAGTGTCGTGTTTTTGCATGAAGTTTTAACAGAAAACCCTATACAAATCATACACTTACGTCATTCCTACACCAGTGTAGTTGTTTACCAGTAGATTTTAAGTGGTGCGGATGGCGGGACTTGAACCCGCAAGCCATTGAAAAGGCGACAAATTTTAAGTCTGTTGTGTTTACCAATTTCACCACATCCGCGACTTAGGCCACTACTGAGGCCACACTTATTCTTCCAACAGACTTACACCTTGGCGTAAGTGCTTAGGTGCTAGGTGAGCATACCGCATGGTAGTTTGGATTGCTCTATGCCCCATCCACTCTTTAACGTGTGTCAGAGGCAGTCCACCTTGTACAAGTCTACTGCAAGTAGTGTGTCGAAGCGTATGCCAGACAACATCATCGAGTTCAAGATGATTCCTCACCCTGTCCCAGATGCTTCTGTCCCAATCGTAAGTGAATGGGAACAACCTAGAGCTATGCTCTGCCTGTCTACGCTCCAGCACTTCTCGTGCTCGTTTAGTGAGTGGGACGAGTCGAGGGTCACCGTTCTTGGTATCCCCTAGGTACAGCCCTTCTGAGCTGATGTCTGTTGACCGTATCTTTAGAAGCTCACCCTTACGGATGCCTGTGTCGATTGAGACCACAAAAGCGTCTAACAAGTCAGTCAAACCCCACTGCAACATTGTATCAATTATTGCACGTTCTTCTTCTTTTGTTAACCATCTGATACGGTTCTTGCCTTCCTTCTGTCGATGGATGACTGGCATAGACTGTATCTTACCTAACTCTAGTTGATGTCGTAGTATCTTCGACAATGCAGCAAGCTTCCTGTTGATAGTAGCATTAGCACTACCCCGTTGCTTCTCGCTTAAGATAAACTCGTCAATCAAGTTTGTATTTATTTCGCTGACAACACGGTGCTTACCGAACCAGGTTTCAAGCTGCTTGATGTACTGGATGGTGTTGCCTTCCGACTTAGTGCCTCTCCAGTGCATCTCGTAACACTTATCTGCGGCATCTCTGAGCGTAACCTCCGCAAAACTGCACGAACTGTCAGGGATAGGTTTACCAAGTGCAACAGCCTGACGCACAAGTGCCTCCTGAACCGTTGCTTCTTCTTTAGTGGAGAAAGTTTTACGGTAACGGGTGTCCCCACTACGGACATATACTTGCCATCCATTACCACGTTGTTTAACTGACATCGAAGAACCCCTCTATGCTTTTGGCTACACGCTTACCCTGTGGTGTAAGCTCAATAAACTTTTCAATTCTGCGTTCTGGGTTTTCGTAGCTGACAACAAGGTCATGGCCTGCTTTATTGTGCCTAGACCATTTGCCTAACACAGCTACGTTTCTTGAGGCTGACGCGGAGGTTATACCCAGATACTCCCCGACTTCCTTTACTGTTGCTGGTGCTCCTTGGTCACTCCTCTGAGCGATGAACAGGAACGCTAGCATCGTTTGTGCCTGCATCTCGGAGTCTAACTTGCGGAACTCCTCGATTAGGCGCGTGGCTTTGATTAACTTTAGAGACAATAAGACATCCCCACCTTGTACATACTGTTGATGTGCCTTCGCACTTCATCATACATACAGCCTTATTACAAGCTACGCAAGTGTAAATGTCTCTTGTAAAGTGAATCTCTAGCCCTGCTAGTTTTAAGAACATTAATCCTCCTCTAATAAGTCTTTAAGTAGACTCGCAAGTTCACATAGGCATAACTCTGGGTCAACCCCCGTATAGTCCCACGCATACCAGATATGCAAATTCTGCATAGCTACTTACCTGTCTCTTCAAGATACTGAGCGTAGACAGCTTTTAACTCTTCATTGTCACGCATAGCGTTGGAGATAACGTTTCGTTCAGCCTGACCTTTACGCCACACTGAGTGGTCATCACTATAGCTGTAGTACCAGTCATGCGTTGATAGTAGCTTAAGGAATTGTTCTTTATTCATAATGCACCCCCGTGCGTATTGCTTTAAGTAAGTTTTAAAAATTCAAAATGAAAAAGTTTGGCGGACAATAAGGTGCCCTCTGTTCTGCCTGTAGCACGTCATTAACGTGCATCATGTAGCACGGAACTCACGTGCCATAGCTACAGGCCGCGTGGTTACTGGCTTCGAGGTTTACCCAGTCCAACTGAAACCAACCCGCGTTGGCCTGATAAACGGCCTCGCTGAAGCCCCTAGGCGTGGCGCTACGGATGTTTTTTGTTCTGGCTGACTTACCCCCTAGCTTCATCATTTGCGTGGCGTAGCCGTCCCCGTGGTAAGCCTCAGGGTCTACAGGTTTGCGTTCAGGCATGACGAAGCCGCCCCCAGTCCAGAGACAGGTTTTCTTTTTGTAAGCGTCCTTTGGTTGGATGTATTCGGGCCATGTCGGGTGTTGTGCTTCATCGTCGTGGATGTAGTCACCATACTCGAAAGGATGGAAGGAGAAGTCAGGTTTACGCCAAAGGGTAGCGAGGACAGAGACAGGGTTCTCTATCATGTAAGGGACGCCCAAATCTTCAAAGAACTCAGCGCACCAACGTGCATACTTTGCCGCCTTGGTTTGAAAGTCGGGGTCAGCTTCAGCCTTTCGCTTAAAGTGAGCCGCCCCGCTAACTGCTAGGTCAGTGCATACAGGGAACCCCAAGCCAAAGACCACGCCTTCACCGTCGAAGGCTGTAACCAGAGAGCAAAGGGTTTCATATTCGTGGAGGTCTGCGTTTATCTTATGGATAAGACCATCGCCCACCCTTTCGGTGGTGTGGCCTTCGTGCTGGATGTCATAACAAAAACACTCGTAGCCAGCTTTCGCCCAAGGCGTAACAGCCACGCCAGTGTAATCATAAAGAGAAATAACTTTTTTCATTTCTTCACCTCAATATAAATGCGTAGATATTCGGCACGGCTTAACGGCACAGAGTAGCGGTAACGTTTGTACCCGCCTTCAGCTTTGCCTAAAGCGTTCAGGCGTTGCCCTCGCACTCTTAAGCGTTGATTAGGATTGAGAAAGCGTCGCATCTGGTCGATGAACGCCCACCCTTCGTAGTCATTAGGAACTAAAGAGAAGTTGTATTTTGGAGAAGTCATTATATAGCCCCCTGTTGCTTTGGCTTGCGGGCTTTGCGTAGCCACTCTTTAGGAGCAACTGAGTTGATATAACGCACCATGTGGAAGGCTTGGTCATAGTTAGATTTCGCCTTCTTGTAGGTGTCAGTGATGCGAATGTGGTCAGGTACTAGCCCCATGTCACCCCTAGGGAATTGCTGAAGCTCTTTGCTGTATAGCTCCATCATTGAGTTAAGTTTGTTGCGTTCTGCTAGCCATTTATCAAAAGAGAGTTTCATTACTTCACCTCACAAACTGGTTTACGTTGTTCATAGTCAGGCCAGTGACCTTCACAGACCATTGAAGAATAATAGTCAGCTTCTAGCTGTTCTGTTTCGTAGTCGCTCGCACCTACTAGCCCGAAGACTAGAAGGAACGAAGCAAGGGATAGAGTCGCAAAAAATAAGCGTATCATTTGTCATTACTCCTTGAGTGTATCAATTAAACCAATTCGCCAAGCTTAAGGGTCAAGGCGTTAGAAGCTCGGCAGTACAGTTCACCGTAAGCAAGTTTGGTGGCGTAGTCGTTGTAACTATCGCCCTTGATACCGCACTGCTCCATCCAATCTGCACCTTGGTCGGTGTTACAGTTCTGACAAACTTGATGCGCCTTGTAGTAGTAGATAACCCACTCGCTCCCGTCTACAGACTCACAGATAAAGTCTTCTGCTTCGTAGTCTGGTGTTCCGTTCTTAACCATCTCGAAAGCTTCCTCTGCAATCTGGTTGGCTAGTTCGTCAAGCATTACTTCATTCATGAATACTTCCTCTTCTTCAGGCTGTAGGTAGATTGTTTGTTGCTTGTCTTCGTTTCCACAGTGTGGGCAAACGTCTAAGTCTTCGTAGTAAATACCGTCACACTTTAGGCACTCAACTTCTACTGTCTGCTCGTCTGCTTCTGCTGATAGAGCAATCAGTTCAGCTTTAAGGTCAGCGCCCCACATGCTGTTGGCAGTGTGCTTGTGCTCTGCTTCGTAGTCTTCGAAGGTGAAGCCAAGGTTGTGAAGCTTCTCTGCGTACTCTTTCGCAGGAGTCATCCAGATGTGTGAGTTGTCTGCGTATTCTACTGGGTAAGTTGTGTTAGTCATGTCTGTGCTTCCTACTGGTTGTTTATACAATGGCTTGGGTTTCTCCCTTGCCGATGGCTCATTATAACCACAACTAAATACACCAGTGCAACAACAGTTTTAAAAAAAGTTTAAGTCTGTCGAAGCTGTACCTTCTATATAGGCACATGGAAGCAACCAAGTTTTGTTTGGTCTTATTACATTAAGGAAGCAAAGAGAAGAACGGGAGGAAGTCTTGAGGATGTCTTGAGGGTATCGAGTGAGGATGTATTGAGGTGGGCTTGAGGAAGGCTTGAGGATGTATTGAGGTGAGCTTGAGGATGTCCCAAGGTGTCTAAGGTGTCTAAGGTGAGCTTTTGCGAATAATAGGGACACTCACACACAGACACCCAAAGAGGTGCTGAAGCTGTCCCCTGAGCCATCGACAGTGACCCTGTCCCATCGGTATCAGATGTTAAGTCTGTTGTGCCCCTAACCCCCATGCCTTCTGGGTTTCATGGGTGGCCTTAGGTGTGGCTTTTAACTATATCAGGTGCCCCCACCAGGGGGTAAAATGGCTTCGAGCCTATACGTATACCCTCTCAGATTTTTCTAACAAAAACCTAAGTCACCTTAAGCTAACCTTGAAGTCACCTTAAGCTAACCTTGAAGTCACCTTGAAGTCACCTTGAGCTAACCTTGAAGCTAACATGAAGATACTATAGTGTCCATAAAGGCACACATCGCTTGCATAAAGCTACCATAGTGTCCCTTAAGACACCCATTAACACCTAAAAGTAACCTTTAAGTCCCTACACAGTAACCTTACGGTATACATGAAGAAAGCGGGAGGGATTCCCTGCAAGGAGCCTCCCTTTGTTCTCTTCTATTACGTCAAAACTATTGCAGTAGTTCGACCACCTAAGACACAGAGAACCAGATATGTCATAGGATAAGTAAAGCCCCAGTAGTAGCCAGATGAAACTAAAGAGTTACCTCCGCTTACTAGACGCTAAGGTAGGTTGGGACACCCTTGCCAAAGCCTTCTAAAAACCCTTACGATTTGAGCATCGACCAGTAGCACCTAGTCCAGCACTCTTAAGTTCTCTTAAGGTTCTAGGCTTGAAGGGTATGTAACAAGTGAGTAGTAAGAAGTATAAGCATAGAGCCTCCCTAAAGGGTTCATAAAGAATACTTAAGGTGTATCTATATAGTAATATAGTTAAACCCTGGGAGGCTCACGCCTATAGCAGTGGGTTTTAATGCCCTTTTAAATCAATGACTTACAAGCCTGCTAAGGCTGTTTTTACATCAAGTGACTACATCCAAGTTGTACTAGACCTTGAAGACCCCATAACGTTAATGCCATTCAAGAACTTATCCAGTTCCTTAGCCATCAGTTCATTCCTACGGTCAAGTATCTCACGGTCTGCATCAGCAGCCATCTGTTCTACCCAGTAGGCACAAGCCATAGCTAGTACATCAAGACGGTCATCGTGAGCTAGAGCACCTTTGTCTCTCGTAATTCGTGACATCTGATAAGCAAGCATATAGCGTTGAGCTTTCTCTGGTGGATGGTGTTGTACGGAGTTGTAATCATCTATGATAACCTTGGGGTCTATGACCAGTCTGTGCTGGTTCATTATAGGCTCAAGGGTATCTATGATACGAGCTTCCTTCTGCTTACTGTGTCTCACCTCTTCGATGGTCACAGGGTGTGTCTTCATCAAGTAAGGTTTGAACAACTCAGTAAACATACCGTCACCAAAGTTACTCTCTATGAGAACCATGTTGACCTTACTGGTCTTAGCTATCTTAGCCAAAGATTCTAGGGTCTCCTTAGAGTAACCCCCAGCTATGCCTCCAGCTTCAGTCACGTAGAGGTAACCATTGAGCATCTTAACGACAGCATAAGCTGTTTCATCGGCACCACGACCAGAGGGGTCAATAGCCAGTACTGAGCCAGTGTACTCAGAACGTCCTATAAGGCTCTCTGGGGCGTAGTACTTGTCACCCGCAAGGCCAACATTAGGTAAGTCCAAAAGAGGCTTCATAATGCCGTACACGGCCTTCTCAGGGGCAGTATCATTGTCACAAGACATAATCATCAAGTCAGACAACTTCAGTGGGTATCTGTCAGCATCACTTAGGGATGTATCAAGCATGAACTGAAGGGCAAAGCCTGAACGACCATAAGACAACTCACGCTCTAATAGGTCTTCCTCGTTAAAGCGTTTAGGGTCTGTAGGTCTACCTGATAAGCTTGGGTCTTCTTGTATCTTCTCGTAAAGGAAAGGAGCTAGCTTCTCACCATACTTCTTCTCTACCTCTTCACCTACAGGATACCTAGCAGGCCAGATACGTAGTTGGTAGCCACGCTCAGTAAGTGTGTTGTACAGTGACATCTCACACTGAGGAGTACCTAGGTAGATAATCTTACCTTCTGGTTTAAGTACCGCATCGAACTCCTTTACGGACTCACTGAGGCGTTCCCTCATGGTCTGAGTCATGGAGTTGTTTGGTACTTCCACGTCATCGGCAATGATAATGTCTGCACGAGAACCTGTAAGCTGACCTGTGATACCTACTGACTTAACCGAAGCAGAGCCAGAGGCTTTAGCTGGAGCTACGTCAAAGGCTATCTTAGACCACCGTTGGTCTCCCTTAGCTACCAAGTGTTGACAGATTGGCAACTCCATAATGATACGTTGGGTGAAGGTAGAGAAGTCATCAGCTCGTGCTTTGGATGCTGATACGACCATGAACTTCTTGTCAGGGTCTAGCAGTAGTTGATGGACTACGAAAGCACAGGTAATGTATGACTTCCCTACCCCACGGAACGCTTCGATAATGGAACGCCTAGGAGCAGTCTGTAGGAACTCTGCAATGTCATATTGTACAGGTGTAGGGTCTGGTAGGTTTAGGTGTTTCCACACCAAGTACATGAAGTTACGAAAGTCTTTAAGCTGTTCTGGGATTTCCATTAAATATTCTCTTTATAGAACATCCTAACCATCTGAGCACAAGTGTCTGAACGTACAATGTCATCAAGGTCAAACTCGATAACACCACAGCCCACAGGGTCATGTCGGTCTAGCATATCCACAAAGGACATTAGACCACTACGGTTCTGTAGGTCTGATTGCTTAGGGTCACCCATAAGGACAAGCACAGAGCCTTCACCAATACGTGTAGTGATTGCTTTAAGCTCGTCTATGGTTAACTGCTGGGCTTCATCGACCAGTATCATAGCGTTCTGGAAGGAACGACCACGAATAGTCTCAATAGCTACAGTCTCAATACGACCACGCTTTACGTTGTACTCATAGAAACCTTTGCCCAATGCCTCGCGTAATACGTCGGTCATCGGCATCATCCAAGGCTCTAGTTTCTCTTCAAGAGTACCAGGCACAGCACCCAAGGATTTACCCGTGGATACGTTAGCTCGTGTTAGAATGATATGATGGATGGCTCCCCTAACCAACCATGAGGCTGCTTTAACACAGCAAGTATAAGTCTTGCCTGTACCAGCAGGGCCAAGTGCTACCATTAGATTCACATTGTCTAAGTCATGGTAGAGTTCTGCTTGGCCTTGGGTCTTCGGAGAGTAGTGAATTGTAGGTTTGTGGTTAATTACGTTAGCGGTTTCTTTACGCTTCATAAACTACCTTATTGGTTGCGGCTACGGTTCTCTTTTTTGGTCTGAATACGCAGGTTAGAATAAGCGTTGTTATTAGCGTTACGGTCTTTGTGGTCTACATCTTTACCAGCAAGAGCCGCTTTACCAACCTTCTTAATCATCAGCCTACGAGCTTTAACACGACCAGCTCGTTTCTTCTTTTGTTCAGGTTTTCCGTGGTAGTTCTGGTATTCCTTCTTGTAGTCACGCATTATTGTAATCTCTCAGCCATCTCAAATGGGAGAGCTTGTAGCAGGTCAGCCATAGGGTTCTCTGCTGTAATTACGTCTAGGTTTGCTCCATTGTCTTTAAGGAACTTAACGGCAACCGAAAGCTCCTGACTGGTAGCTTGACCTGACTGAACTCGTGCCAGTAGGTCGTTAGCCACAGCAGAATGAAGCAAGTCTATGATGTCTTTACTTTCCATCGTAGTGCTTCCTCTAGTGTTTCATTGTTTCGTCTAGTCCAACCACGACCAAACGTTTTGAATGTCTTAAGCCTTTCATAGAAAGCTTGCCGTCTATCGTAGAGGGCTTGTAAGAAATCCTCCTCAGAGGCTCTGTAAGCGTCTCTAACGGCTTTTATAGTCATAGCCCCCACTACCCCATCAGGTGTAGCAGAAGCAGCTCTCTGAAGCTGTTTGGCGGCTCTACGCACACCCATGTTTACCGCAGCGTCAAAGACCATAAGAGCTACTGGTTCTGGTAAGCTGTCACACTGTACCTTGCACCAGTAGTCCTTATAGTAAATCTCACCAGCCTGTTCAGGTGTGAGGTTCTTAATATCGACATCAGGGTATGCCCGTTTGGAGATACCGTACTTGGTCTCCCCGCCTGGGTCTTCTGGGTGATTAACGTAGCCACCTTCGTGCTTCAGTACCAAGTCTAAAGCAGTCTTAAAGATGTCCATTGTTACTTCTTTTTTAGTTTCTCAGCTACGCCTTCAAACGCTCCACCACCGAAGTAGAACATGACGATTGTGAGCATGATTTCACCAATGTAGAAATCACCTAAGATTTGCTTCACTGCTTCAATATCTCCCTTACCGTACAGGGTCATACCTAATACGATAGCGAAACAAAGCAGGAATGTTGATGCAAACATAAGTGCCAAGTAGCGTTGAGCTAACTTAAAGGGAGCATAAGCCCCCAGTAAGTCAGTCTTAGCTTTGGACTTAGCTGCAATTTCTTCTTCAGTGCTGGTGTGCATTGAGTCAATAAGGTCAATACCCTTACTGATAACATCACCAGACCCAAAGATTTTAGCTAAAACTCCAAACATATTAATGCCTATTTAGTTGCGGCATCTGCTCCAAGTCTCCACTCTAACTCTTTGATTGATAACTTCATTTCATTGATGTCTGCTTGATTGGCATACTTGTACATGACAGTTTCCATTTGCAGTTGCATATCGTTGAGTGTTTTGAAGTTCCAAGTGATTAGAGCTAGGAGAAGTGCGAGGATGCCTTGCATTACCTTCTGTTCCACAGCTACCTCCCAAGCCAGAACGTGAAGCCGACTCCAGCCGTTACGACAATCCAGAAGAGACGTTCAGCAAACTTGGATACACCATTAGCTTCCCTAACGTCTTCTTCTATCGTGTCCATACGGAGTTCTAGTCGGTCTACACGTTTGTTGTTGGAGATAAGCTGTTCTTCTACCCGAACAATCTTAGTGACAGCATCAGTGAGCTTATCAATCTTTTGTTCGAGCCTGTCGAAGCGTTGCTCATCCATAGGTTACTCCATTGTGTAAGCAACCCAAGACTGGTTTTCTTCATCCCATTTGTAAACACCGCCATCATTGGGGTATTCTATAGGAGCTTTCCAGCCAAAGGTTGTTTCATCAAGAGTCCATGAAGGGTATGGAGCAGGACTGTAAAAAGCGTCTCTTTCAGAGTCGTAGATGTAACCTTCACGAGCAAAGTTACCACGTAGAGGAGTACCGTTAGGGTGTTGGTTCATGCGAGTATTGTAAGATGTCTGCACCCAAATCTCAGGTGCTCCAAATGCCCCAGAAGCAATAACTTCAGGTTCAGCTACTATTACTTGAACTACCCTGTCATTTAATACTTTTGCAAAGTGTGCCATAAGTCTTCCTTAAATAGAGTATCTAATAATAACTACGCCAGAGCCGCCAGAACCGCCATACATAGGCTCACCACCTGTGCGACCTGCTCCACCACCACCGCCACCAGTGTTAGCTGTTCCGTCTTGACCTAAAGAGTAACCACTAAAGCCGCGCATTGACGTACCAGAGCCGCTACTGTTACCAGCATCTCCTTGTCCACCGCCTCCTGGATTGTTGACAGGCATAGTTACAACAGACCAAGCACCGCCTTGTCCACCACCAGCGTAGTATTCGCTAGTACCAGTAATGTCTAAAAGTTTACCAATACCGCCACGACCAGCAGTTCCAGTGTTAGGGTAGTTTTCGCCAGCACCGCCAGCACCACCGCCACCGCCTCCGGGATAAGGGTTAGATTCATAACCGTCACCACCGTTGCTTCCAAAGCCGTAAGTACCTGAGTCGCCTGATTGTGAAGGTTGGAGGCCAACACCAGTACCATTACGGATAGAGGTAGAACCTCCAGTTCCCCATCCACCACCTGAGCCACCTGAACGGTAAGGTACATCGTCCTGAGAAATGTCCCAAGAACAACCCAGACCACCGCCAAGTGCAGTTAGTCCGTAGAAAGAACTATTACCGCCTTTAGAGCCTATAGAAGTAGCATTGTTTACACGGTCTGAGCCGCCACCGCCAGCACCAATAGTAACTGTATGTGAGCCTGAAATTAGGCTTAAAGAAGTCTTATAGATAAGACCCCCAGCACCACCGCCACCTGGAGCTGCGTGGTTACCACCACCACCGCCACCGCCTACGACAAGTACATCTACTTTACCAGAGCCAGTAACTTCAAGAACACCAGAAGTAGTGAACTTGTGTACTTTGTAGGTAACACCGCCAGATTCGTAGCTCGTCTCAATACCGCCTGTACATTTAAACAAGTTAGAGCAATCTAACCACTTTGTGCCGTTCCAAGACTTAACGATTCCGTTGTTAGAATCAGTCCAAAGCTGTCCTACAACTGGGTTAGTAGGTTCAGTAGCATTAGTCTTTACTTTAATGTAGCCATCTTGTGTGAGGTCAGTATTGATTGTATTTTGAAGCGTAGCAATCTCAGTATTAACTGTATTACTTACTTCAGCATCTAGTGTAGTTACGTCATCATGCTCAACTTCACCTGTAGTTGCGTTTGCACGAAGTTTAGCCATCCAATCTGCGGCTAAACGTGAACGTGATTTACTCATAAGTTTCTCCTATAAGTAACGAGAGGGCTTACGCCCCCTCCTGAATTACTTCAGCCTGTTGAGCCAACATAGCCGCTTCAGCTTCAGCCTGACGCTCTGCCGCAGTCTTAACGACACCATTAGCAAACGCATA